GATTAAGCCAGAACCAAAAAACAAACTGGAAACGATGGCTCCTTTTGAATACGCAGGGTTGCAGAACCTTGTCGTTCATAAGAAGAGAGTCAACGCACTTTTTAGTCCGATTTTTAAGCAGCTTTTTGAGCGATTTTCGTCGCTTTTGAGACCGGATGTCTATTGCCATCTTCGGAAGAATATTGATCATCTAAATTCTCATCTAAACTGCTATTTGGACCCGAGAGAGAAATACACTATGCTCGAAATTGATCAAGAAAAATTCGATAAGAGCCAGACTAGAGAATGTTTCGAAGTGGAGATGTATTTTCTTGAAAAATTGGGTTTGGACAAGGAATTGCTCGCGGTTTGGGGAGATGGTCACGAGAGTTCCACAGCGATTAATTTTGCAAATGGAATTAAGTGTTATTTTGTTTACCAACGCAAGACAGGTGATGCGATGACTTGTTTTGGCAATACTTTGATTTCAATGGCTGCAATGGCTACGGTTTTTGATCTGAAAGGATCAGAAGCTAGTTATTTTGTTGGCGATGATTCGTTTATTTTTTCGAAGAACACTTTCCAGATGGAAGAGGGCGTTCGGCAGTTATCTTATTTTTTCAATTTGAAGGGTAAGGTGATTAACACGAATCATGGTTTCTTTTGCTCGTATTTCTTTGCGAATAACGGCGAGAGATTTTTGGCAATGGTCGACCCTCTTAAGAGGATCGAGCGTTTGGGCAAACCTATCAAATTCTCTGAGGAATGTAAAGACCTCGAAGAACATTGGGTTTCATTTGGAGACCTTTTTTCGACCTACGATGACTTTTCTTTTTACGAAAGTCTAGCCACCATGGTCAAACAGAGGTACAACACGGATGTGGACATGACGCACGCAATGTGCGCGCTCTATGAGCTGTCTAAAGATTTTTCTAAGTACAGAGGGCTTTACGAGCCCAATGAAGTGCATAATTAAAGTTTCTTAGATCATGCCATACAATACGTTTGATCGTTACGCACCGTACGCATTGGAGAGGTATGCGGACGTGGTGGATCTCAACGATGCGATTGATGAGGCGTTGAAAATCGATTGGACTGTTGTGAAAAACAGGTCGGCCGCTTTGGCGAAGATTAATTCTGCGTTTAAGCGCTTACCGGCTGCAGAGCAGACGCGCTTCCCGGAACGGCGACGTTTTGTTGCTGAGACTGGAGAAGTTGATCAGCTCCTGTTGAATGTTCGCAGTTTGCAAGCACTGCGCGACAGGAACAACGAGACCAAAGCCAGATCTGGCGTGAACAGCGGTGGTGATGAGAGTGCCTCTCGTTCGACCGCTATTTATGCTGCATTGCAGAATCTCATGCGCCTTTCGGTGCATATCAGGGATCCTGCTAACCACCTCACACGAGAGAAGTTTGAGGAGGGCAATGATTTGGTTTGGACTTGAATCGCTGCGGGGAACAACCTACAACGAACCATTTATGACTCTGTTATGCGTGATCTTTTGATCATGAAGAACAGTTCCATGACTGGTACGCTGTTAGAGTTGGACTACTGAGCGAAGTTTAGAAGAAGGAATTCTAAACATTTTTGTTAACTACATATTGTTGTTAAAGGTTCTACCCGAAAGGGTCCTGTAAAAGAACCACGAGGGGTTTTTAAAAGGTTTTACTCTCAAGTTCCCAC